TTGGGCTGATCAGCACGCCAACCCTGAAAGGGTTTAGCCGAATCGAGAAGTGGTTTGAGCTGTCGGATCAGCGGCGGTATTTCGTGCCCTGCCCGCACTGTGACCACTACCAGGTGCTGCGGTGGACTCAGATGAAGTGGGAGAAGGATGCCGACGGCAACGGGCTACCGGAAACGGCGGCCTACGAATGCGAGAACTGCCAGCAGCTGATCCCGCACAGCAAGAAGCGATGGATGGTGGAGCGGGGTGAGTGGCGGGCCACAGCGGAAAGCAAGCGTCCTGGGCTGGCGGGATTCCATATCTGGGCGGCCTACAGCTACAGCCCGAACGCCAGCTGGGCCCAGCTGGTTCAGGAGTTCTTGGAGGTGAAGAGCGACCGCACGCAGCTGCAGACCTTTGTCAACACGCTGCTGGGCGAGACGTTCGAGGATGACTACGCCGCTGCTCTGAGCGCCACAGGGCTGGCTGCACGCCGCGAGGAATACCCACCGGGGCACTGCCCTGCTGGCGTGTTGCTGCTGACTGCTGGCGTGGACGTGCAGGACAACCGTTTAGCGGTGAGCGTGTGGGGCTGGGGCGCCGGTGAAGAGGCGTGGCTGGTGTGGCACCAAGAGATCATGGGCGACCCTACGCAGTCCAAGGTATGGGATCAGCTTGATGCCGTGCTGGACACTGCCTGGCCTGTGGAGGGTGGCGGAGAGCTCAGGCTGGCGCAAGTGGCGATCGACTCAGGCGGCCACGCAACCCATGAGGTGTACCAGTACGCCAGGGAGCGCCGAGATCGATACGTGGTGGCGATCAAGGGCAGCAGCCGCCGCAGTCAGCAGCCCGTCAACAAGGGGACGCCGCAGGATGTGAACTGGAAGGGCAAGACAATTAAGCGCGGCGTGGTGCTGTATCAAGTGGGCACCGACACGGTGAAGACCACGCTGTTTGGCCGGCTGCGGCACAACAAGCCAGGGCCTGGCTATGTGCACTTCGGCCTATCGGGTGATGACGAATGGTGCAGCCAAGTGACCAGCGAAAAGCAGCAGCTGCGCTACGTGAAGGGATTCCCGGTGCGCGAATGGGTCAAGAGCCCGAGCGCACGGAATGAGGCGCTGGATTGCATGGTGTACGCCTATGCGGCGCTGCAGCTGGCGTCGAGGCGCTATGCGAAGGCGAGCATGTGGGAGAAGCTGGCCGCGCAGCTGCAGGCATCAAGGGATCTGGCGGCGTCAGTAGCCTTAGACCAGCAGCCCGCGCCGCGCCGGGCCCGATCCTTCAAGGTGATCTAAGGCGCGTCAGCAGGCCTTGCGAGGTCAGGTATCGCCCGCAGGCCCGCCTCGATGAAGAACGCCCCCATGGCGGAGACGGTGCGACCCTCCGCCTTGGCGCGGGCCCTAAGGGCCTCGACGGTGGGCACCGGCAGAACGACCTGGACCCTGATTCCTTGCGCCATGCTCTGATCGTGGTATAGTTTGATCCAACAGCAGCCTAGCGGCCGCTGACACCTCGCCCGGTCCAGAACCGGCTTTACCATGCTTGAACACTCCTAGCGGCTACTACCTGTCTCGCCAGTGGCGGCAGCGCAGGCAGCAACGCCTTGAGATCGACGGCCACCAGTGCCAAGGGTGCGGCATCACTGCTGCGCAGTTGGCTGAGCTGGGCTGGCCTGTGCTTCAGGTTCATCACAAGAACGCTGGCCCACCGAACTACACGTACCCGTCATTCGGCAACGAGCAAATGTCAGACCTGCTGACGCTGTGCTCCGAGTGCCATGACGGCATCACCAATTCAGTTCGGCGCCAACGATTCAAGCTGGACCCCAAAAAGCAAGTCGATCCGGTTCACATTGCCCCGCCTTCACTTTCTGTTCCAACAACTTCACGGAGACAAAATGTCCAGCCTTCCTTCTGTTCAGATTCGACTGCAAGGCGTGAGCCCACTGTTGTGCCACAACGGTCAGACCGCCGATCCGCGAAATACTTACGCGAAGGCGATGAAAGCAGTCAGCAGCAAGCGCAAGAAGACCGACGCTGATTACGACGAGCTGGCCCGGCTTGAATGGCTTGCTGGCCTATATCGCATCGACGGCGACTTGGTGATCCCTGATTACGTGATTGAAAGCACGATGATCGGCGGCGCCAAAAAGTCAAAGCGCGGCCCTCAAGCGAAGTGCGGCCTGTTCTTCACTGAGCACGCTTCACTGCAGTTTGACGGCAAACCTGAGATCATCACCGATGAAACGCTTTCGGAAATGTTTGCCAGTGGCGACTTCACCCACACGATTGGCGTCAAGGTAGGCATGGCCAAGGTGATGCGCACCCGCCCCGTGTTCCGCAACTGGAACATCACTGCCTTGGCTCAGTACGACCCCGACGTGCTCAACATGCGGGACGTTGAAGAGATCGCCATCGACGCCGGCAAGCTGGTGGGGATTGGCGATTGGCGGCCTAAGCATGGCCGGTTTGATGCTGAGGTGATACCTGTCGCCGAGCAACTAGATCGACTGCTGGCGGAGGTGGCCTGATGCGCTGGCATCCGGTGACGGTGTAAGTCCCAGCAAGGCCTGGCGGGGTTCGGTCAGGCGGAGCCCGGCATGGTCAGGTCAGGCAGGGCGAGGCATGGCGCGGCAAGGGCTGCGATGGCAGCACGGAGGGCCTACGGGCCTTCCCTGCCGCCTTCATTGGCGGATGAGGCGCGGCGAGGCCTGGCTAGGTCAGGCGGGGCGATGTCAAGCTCGGCAGGGCTGGGCATGGTGTGGGCCACAGACGGTGGCACGGAGGCTCCGGCCTCCCTGCCACCCTCACAAGGGGTGGGCAAGGCCAGGCGCAGCGGGGTACGTTGTGGCGGGGCGAGCCCATGCGAGGCATGGCCGGGCCTGGCAAGGGCTGCAGACAGCAGCACGGAGCTTCTGCGGAGGCTCCCTGCTGCTCTCTTTTGAGGGCAGACGCGGCACCCTGGGGCGCGGCTGGGCGATGCTAGGCCAGGCATGGCGTGGCAGGGACTGGCGTGGCAAGGCGAGGGCCGCTTCCGGCGGCAAGGCAAGGCGGGGCAACCCGCCTTTTCCTGTTCTCCCTAGTCTTGAGTCAGGATCTAGACAGGCTGCCGACACTGATCAATGACCCAGCCGCTGCAGATCTACCAAGGCGATCAGGTCACCTGGCTTGAGCCTGCGCCTGATGACGCTACGGCCGTGGTCGCATGGCTCCGCGCCGCTGCAGCCGGCGCCGGCGTCGAGGCCCCGGCGACGCTGACGGATGACGGCTGGCGCGTCACGCTGACCACGGCCACCACCGCTGCGATGGCATCGGGCGACTGGACTGTGCAGGTGGTGGCCACGGTTGACGGCGTGCCGCACACTCTGCGCCGCGGCAGCCTGACCGTCCGCAAGACTTTGGCCTTCAGCGGAACGTCTGGCGCGTTCGACGATCGCAGTCAGGCCGAGAAAGATTTGGCTGCTGCCGAGGAAGCCATTCGGGCCTTGGTCGGTGGTGCGGTTGAGTATCAGATCGGCAGCCTCGGCTCCGGCGGCAGGAAAGTTCGCCGGGTGGACCTGCCCGATCTAATCATGTGGCGCGACCGCCTCAAGGCCGAGGTCGCCCGTGAGAAACGCGCCGAGATGATCGCGCAAGGCCTCGGCGATCCGCGCCGGCTCTATGTGCGGTTTCAGGGGGTGAGCTGATGGGTGTTCGATCCTGGCTGCAGCGGCAGATCCTGACCACCCGGCACGGCCGGCAGCAGGGCCAGCGGATGTTTGAGGGCGCCCGGCGTAACCGGCTGCTCCACGACTTGGTGGCGCCAACCACCTCCGCCGATGCCGAGCTGCGCGTCAGCCTGGCGGTGCTGCGCGACCGCTGCCATCAGCTGGTCAGGGACAACCCCTATGCCCGCCAGGCCAAGCGGACCACGCAGATCAACGTGGTCGGCCCTCGCGGGATCCAGATGCAGGGGCAGGTGATGCGCCCTAACGGCACGGAAAAGGACGTGCGCCGGAATCGGCTGCTGGAGGAAGCATGGCGCCGCTGGTGCCGACCGGATACCTGCGACGTGGCGGGCCGGCTGTCGTTCCACGGCTTTGAGATGATGATCGCAGGCAGCCTGCCGGAGTCGGGCGAGTGCCTGATCAGGATCGTGCGGCAGCCGATGGGGCAGGGCCGCACCCCGCTGGCGCTGGAGCTGATCGAGGCGCACCAGCTCGATGAGGACAAGAGCGGGGTATCAGATCGCGCTGGCCACGAATGGCGGCTGGGCGTCGAGATCAACGAATGGGGCCGCCCCACCCGGTACGCCATCCTGACCCGCCACCCTGGTGATGTGGAGCTCGGCCTGAACCGCCGTGGCGTAGAGCGGAAGCACGTCCTAGTGCCGGCGGCGGACATGATCCATGTGTTCCTGCCGGAGCGGATCGGGCAGAACCGGGGCGTGCCGTGGCTGGCGTCGGTGATCACAACTGTCCATGGGCTTTCTGAATACGAAAAGGCTCACCTGGTACGGAAGCGCGTCCAAGCGGCAGCTCTGGGATGGATCCGCACCCCAGACGGTGAGTTGCAGGGTGATGAGGTCCAGAACGGCCAGCAGCTGTTCAACACTGAGCCCGGCAGCTGGAACATCCTCGACCCCGGCCAGGAACCGGTACCGCCGAACTTCGGACCTGACGACGGCCAGTACAGTCATGTAGTAAAGAACCTTACGAGGCGGTTTGCGGCTGGGTTTGGGTGTAGTTACGCGACCATTAGCAAGGATTTCAGCGACACGAACTACAGCAGCATGCGCACCAGCGTGCTGGAGGATCGCGACCACTGGCGGGTAGTGCAGAGCGCAATCATTGAGGTGTTCCACCAGCGCGTATTTGAAGAGTGGCTACGCGCTGCAATGCTGGCGGGTGAGTTGCCGTCGCCAGCTTTTAATGACTATTGGACCAGGCCAGAAAGGTATAACGCTCCACGCTGGCAGGCTAGATCATGGGACTGGGTGGACCCAGTTAAGGATGTTTCCGCCATGGAAAAAGCCAAGGCGATGCTATTGAAATCTCACAGCGAGCTGATAACTGAATACAGCGGCGAGCAGTTTGAGCAGGTGATGGCGCAAATCGCCATGGAAAACGAGCTGAAAGAATCACTGGGCCTGATGCCCACCGTGGAGCAACCGCCTGAGCCCGTGGTGCAACCGCCTGAGCCGGAAGAGGACGACGACGCCCCAGAAGATGTAGAATAGGTGTGCCCCGGCGCTGTGTCACCAGCCCGAGGCGTGACCAACCTGAAAGGACAGGCCGATGGCATCAGTATCGCAGAGCAGCCGTCAGAAGCGTCGACCGTGGACAGCGCAAGACCAAGTAACCGCCGAAGTCATGGCGGCGTGTGGCATAAAATGCAAGGCGATTGCTCGGTATATGGGCCGATCAGACGGCACCATTTCAGCGCACCTAATCCAAGGTGAAACAGAAAAAATCTTTGAGCGCAACAAGCGATACTATTACGACAATTTACATGAAGAGCGCCAACGAAGGCGCCGCTACTATCAATCGAACATCAAGATTGAACGCGAACGCGCTCGGCTCCGTTACAGAGCCAATCCTGAAATAGAGCGAGAAAGAACCCGTCGATGGCAAAGAGAAAATCCAGAAAAAGCATTTGAGCTTCGGCGCCGCGTGTATCAGAACAATCCTGGAGCTGCTCGGGAAAAGTGCCGTCGGCGTCGCGAATGGAGGAGGTCATCCCGCCGCGCCGCCCTCCACCCCGTCACCCGCGCTCAAATCGACGCTCGCTTCGCCATCTGGGACAACCGCTGCGCATTCTGTGGAGTGGATGCCAGCCACGAACGAAACCACGGCCGCGAACGCCTCACGGTTGAACACGTGTTGGCCCTGACCAAGGGCGGGCTTGACGAGGCGAGCAACATCATTCCCGCCTGCACCGCTTGCAACTCCAGCAAGCACAACTCACCGGTTGAGGATTGGTACCGGCAGCAACCGTGGTTCACAGAGGCTCGCTGGCGCAAGATCCAGCGCCATTGCCCCGCCGCCGTGGTGGGCCAACTACCTCTGGCGCTGGCGGCGTAGGCCGTCTTTAACCTGAGACCAGCGACTATCCGGCTTTGGATCTCACGAAACTCAAAGGCCCCCAGCGGCGAGAGCTGCCGATGGGTCTCCAGATTGAAGAGAAAACGGATGAGACCCTCACCTTTTCGTTTTCCAGTGAACAGCCAGTAGATCGCTGGTTTGGCCGCGAGATCCTAGTGCACGAGGAAGGCACCATGGACCTCTCGCGCCTGAACGACGGCGCACCATGGCTCTGGGGGCATGACCCTAACAAGGTCCTGGGAGTCGTTGAAAAGGCCTGGCTCGGCGACGATCGCCGGCTCTACAGCACGGTGCGGTGGTCGCCCAACACCACTGAGCGCGGAACTGAGGAGTTCCGTCGCCGCGTCGATATTGAAGCCGGCATTACGAAAAACGTCTCGTTCGCCTACAGCATTGACGACATCGAAGAGCGCAGCGGCGACTTTTACGTGACTAGCTGGAAGGCCCTGGAAGTCTCCAGCGTCAGCGTCCCCGCCGATCAGACCGTAGGCCTGGGCCGCGCCATGGATGAGCCGGCGGCTGAGCCTGAGCCTGCTGCTGAGCCCACCCCGGAGCCCTCCGCACCGGCAGAGCCGACCGTGACGGCTCACGATGAGGCAATCAAGGCAGCCGTTAGTCAGGCCCTCCATAGCCTGACAGCACAGACCGCCGAGCGGACTGACACCCCTGTTCAGACTCTCATGACCACTGAAACGATCAACGTGGAGGAGGTGGCGCAATCCGCTCGCATTGCTGAGCGTGAGCGCGTCGCGTCCATCAAATCAATGTGCGACCAGTTCCAGCTTTCCGAGCTGGCCGAGAAACTCATCAATGACGACGCTTCCATCGACGCCGCCCGTGCGGTGGTGATGGAACAGATCGGCATGCGCAAGGTTTCCTTTGAGGGCCGCGTGCACGATGCCGGCGGCGCTGAGCTTGGCCTGAGCAAGCGTGAAGTGAAGCGCTACAGCTTCCTGCGCGTCGCTCAGTATTTGGCCGACCCCAACCCCCGCACTGCTGAAGCCGCCGCGTTCGAGCTGGACGTGGCCCGCGCTGCCCAGGCGAAGCACAGCCGCAGCGCCAACGGCGTGCTGATCCCCTGGGAAGTGCTGGGCTCCAGCCGCGCTGCTCAGACCCCCGGCCAGGTGGTCGGCACCTTCGGCGACGGTGGCGCACTGGTCGGCACCGATCGGCTCGATGCACAGTTCATTGATCTGATCCGCAACCGCTCCGCCTTTCTGAACAGCGGTCTGACCATGCTCTCCGGCCTGGAGGGCAACGTTGAGATTCCCAAGAAGCTCAGCTCCAGCCAGTATTACTTCGTCGGCGAGAATGCTGAGGTTGCCAACAGCAAGCTCACCTTCGGCCTGGTGAACATGATCCCCCGGACCATCGGCGTTCGCGTGCCGATCAGCCGCCGGATGATGATCCAGAGCTCCCCCGACGTGGAGAACCTGGTACGGATCGACATGGCCGAGTCCGTCGCCTTGGGCATGGACTACACCATCGGCTACGGCACCGGCTCCAACGGCCAGCCGCTGGGCATTATCAACACCACCGGCATCGGCAGCGTGACCCTGGGCGGCGGCACCGCCAAGGCATTCCCTGTGAGCCTCGGCGGCGACGGCTCCACCACCCACAACTGCGGCGACTGGGGCGACTACGTGGACCTGGAAACCGAACTGGCGATTGACAACCTCGACGCCGGCTCGATGCGCTACACCGGCAACAGCGTGGTGCGCGGCGCCCTGAAGCAGACCCTGAGGGCATCCTCGGCTGGCTCTGACTACATCATGACCGATGCCGGCACTGTGAACGGCTACCAGTTCACCGTGTCCAACCAGATGCAGATCAACGATGTTCTGTTCGGCAACTTTGCCGATTGCGTGGTGGGCATGTGGAGCGGCCTGGATGTGGTGGTTGACCCCTACACCCAGAGCGCCAGCGGCCAGGTAATCCTGACCGTGCATCAGGACTTCGACGTGGCGGTTCGCCGCCCGCAGTCCTTCGCTCTGGGCACCTGATTATGAGGCTGCAGATTCTCTCGAACTGCAGAGCAGACGGTCGCCACCTCGCTATGGGTGAGGTGGCTGACCTTCCTCAAGGCCCAGCCAACGAGCTGCTGGCGCTGGGCATGGCGTCAATTGCGCCAGAGCCCGAACTTGAGCCCGCCCCGGCCTGTCCACCCAAGCCGCGGCGCTCTGCAAAGACTTCCACCCCTGACCCCACCCCCACCCCGGAGGATTGATCCATGGCCATTGAACTCAGAAACCTGGAGCAAATCCAGGCCTTTACGATCCTGGCGCCAGCCACCCGCGACGCCGTGGGCAACACTACTGCGGTTGACGTGAGCGCTGTGGATGGCGATCTGCTGCTGCTGCTGTATGCCGCCGCCAGTGCATCCAGCACCGCGATCAAGGTGAAGGTGCAATCCGGCAATGCCTCTGACGGCAGCGATGCTGCAGACGTGGCCGGCGGCGTCTTTACCGATCTGGGCAGCACTGCTGCACTGCAGAAGCTGTCGATCGCCCGCGACCAGGTGGGCAAGTTTGTGCGGCTGGCCTTCACCGATGAAACCGGCAGCTACTCCGCCACTGTCACCTGCGTAGCAGTCGGCGGCGCCCGTTACGCGGTCTGACCATGATCCAGGAAATCCCCGATGATTTCCTGCTGGCTGACTTCGGCTCCAGCGTCACTGCTGGGGCCGTTGTTGGTTTGGGGTTTATGGACCGCGCTAGCCAGATCATTATGAATGACAACGTGGTGACGGTGGACTATGCGCTGACTGCCAGGACTGATCAGTTCGGCGGTTTGCAGTATGGCGACCAGGTGCAGCACGAAGGGCAGACATACAGGCTGCAGCATGAGCCGCTACGGCTAGCTGATGGCCGGTTCTGCGTGATGGTGCTGGAGCTAGTGCAGGAGGTCGCCACCTGCCTGGTGACGCTGAGCGGCCTGCGGATCACGACCCTGAATAACAAGCAACTCCGCATTCTGTAGGCATGGCTGAAACCACGATCACAGGCCTGCCGAACGCCACGACCCCGCTCGATGGAACCGAGCGGGTGCCGATGGATCAGAACGGCGCCACGGTGGACGCCAGCACCCAGGCGATCGCGAATCTGGCGGCTGGCGCGATCAGCAGTGCTGTGGCTGCCCACGTAGCAGCTGCAGACCCGCATCCTGGCTACCTGACCGCCGCCGAGGGTGACGCGGCCTATGTGGGGTTGAGCGACGCCCGGCTGAGCGACGCCCGCGAATGGACCGCTGCCACAATCGAGCAGGCTGAGGCCGAGACCGGCACCGCGACGACCCGACGGGCGTTTACCGCGCAACGGGTGCGGCAGGCCATCGCGGCATGGTGGACCAGCGCCAGCAGCGTGGCAGGCCGCGCCATGGTGGAGGCCCTTGACGCGGCCGCACAGCGCACGCTGCTGGGCCTGGGCACGGCTGACAGCCCATCATTCACCGGCCTGACGATCACCGGCACGGCGCCGGTCGTCATCCCCCACATCCACGGCAGCATCGCCGGCAATTTTTACGTTCACGTCAAAAACACCAGCGGCGGCCCGCTAGCAGCGGGCACGGCGGTCTATGCGACCGGCAGCGTGGGCGACACCGATCGGATCACAGTGGCGGCCTGCGACCCGACCGATCCGCTCAAAATGCCGGCGATCGCCGTGCTGGAGACCACCCTTGCCAACAACGACCCCGGCGATGCCGTGATCTTGGGCGAGCTGAGGCCGTTCAATTCCAATAGCTATCAGCTGGGCGATCAGCTCTATGTCGGCGCTGGTGGCGCCATGGTGGCGACGATCCCGGCATCTGGCGAGGTGCAGCAGGTCGGCAGCGTAGTGAGGGTGAACGTCAACACCGGGACCATCCTGGTGAACACCGGCGCGGCGATGGCCCGGGTGGGATTCACGGGGGCCTATGGCGATCTAAGCGGGCGCCCTGCCATTCCCTCCCCCGCCGACGCCGCCCCGCAGCCGCTGGCGGCCACTGCAGCCATCGGCAGCAGCGCAGACTACGCCAGGGAGGATCACGCCCACCAGCGCGATTCCGATGTAATCGTGATTCCTGTTGGCGACGAGACCACCGCGCTCACCACCGGCACCAACCGGGTGAGATTCAGGATGCCGTTTGCTGCCACGCTGCTGGCGGTGCGGGCCAATGTGAACACAGCGCCGACCGGCAGCACGCTGATCGTGGACGTGAACGAGGCAGGCGCCAGCGTGCTGGGCACGAAACTCAGCATCGACGCCAGCGAGTTCAGTAGCACCACAGCAGCTAGCGCCGCGACGATCACCGATTCCAGCCTGGCGGACGACGCCGAGATCAGCATCGATATTGACCAGATCGGTTCAACGGTGGCCGGTGCGGGCCTGAAGGTCTCGCTGTTCGTGCGGAGGGCATGATGGCCAACCTGGTGATCTGGAACAGCCAGACCAACGAGATCCGCGATTACCCACGCGGCGACGATGAGCCGGTCGTGGGGCTGGAGCAGCCGCCGCTTTTCGCGCTGCAGGTGGTGCGGGAGCCTCAGCCTGAGTACGACCCTGCCACGCAGCGCCTGTCAGAAACTCGCGCTGTGAACCCTGAGGCGCTGACCTGGATCTGGGGCTGGGACGTTCAGGATCTGCCGCCGCCGCCCCCGCCGGAGCCGAACTATCGGTCGTTCTATGACGCCCTGCTGGCCAGCCAGGTGTATGGCGCCGTGGTGGCCACGCCGGGGAAAAGTGGCGATCAGGCCGCCGCGATGACGGTGTTTCTCGGCGCGATCCAGGACTCCCTCAGTGGCCGCGAAAACCGCCCTGCACTGCAGCAGGCAGTCTGGCTGCTGCTGGGCCAGCTCCAGTTGAGCGCCGAGGGGCTGGCTGAGCTGCTGGCGCTGATGGATGAGCACCGCCTGTCGGGCGTTTACTCGCTGTCGCCGGGGGTGAGCTGATGGCGATTATCTGGGTTGGAACGGGGAGGTTTAGCGCCTACATCGGCCCTGTTCAGGATTACATCGACCGGGTGGTGGCTGCTGATGTAGCAGCGGGCAACACGCTGGGCCTAGAGGTTGGCGTGCGTGACGCCTACGACGTGTTCATCCGCGACTCAATCAACGTCGGCGACCTGGGCACCAGCGGCGGCGTGCTGAGCCAAGCCAACAGCATCATCAAGGCCGCGCCGATCATGGCCGGCGCCCGCACGCTGGCCGGTGCGCTGACGCCGTTGGTGGGGACGGCGCCGACACGGTTTGGCACGGCTGGCGGGTGGAATTACAACCGAAAGACGGGGTTACAGGCGAATGGGACCAATAACTATTTAGATAGCAATAGGAGTAATAGCGCTGACCCACAAAATAGCAAGCATGTCGCAGTATTCACCTCCGAATCGGAAACACGCAATGCCACTAGAGCTGCGATTGCCTCGCGAAGCCCCAGCGGAGCCGTTGGATCAACGCATATTCTAACAACCGCCAGCGTAGTGGTTGCGCGCATAAACACCTCAGGCACGTCAAGTACGGCAAACGCTACACCATTTACAGGGCTATTTGGTGGGTCTAGATCTAGCGACACTCAATGCACTGTAAGGTTTAGCGGAGCAAGTACAACGATCAACGAAAGCAGCTCCGCCCCGGCAGCGGTTCCTATTGATGTTTTCTCTAGGAACGGCGGCGATTTCTCCAACGCCCGCCTCGCCTTCTACTCCATCGGCGAATCCCTCAACCTCGCCCTGATGGATGCCCGCGTCACCACGTTGGTGAATGCCTTTGCGGCTGCTATCCCATGACCTGTGATGCCCTACCTGATCCGCTTCACCGCGGCCGTTGCACTGGTGGCCGGCCTGCTGGTCTGGCTGCTGAGTGCCGTGCCCCTGCTGGTGGCGCTGGGCGTCGCGGTCGTCTGCGGCTGGGTGGTGTTCGATCTGGTGCAGCCTTTTTAGCCTGACCTTATGGCCAGCATTCGCGAACAGATCCTCGAACGGATTCGCACCGTCACCCTTCCTGGCACGGTGCAGGTGGGCCAGCGGATCTACCGCAGCCGTGCGCAGGCCTACTCCAAGTCCGAGGCGCCAGCGATCACGATCAGCCCTGGTGAAGATAATCCGGTCAACGCACCACGCACCATCGGCGCCAGCCTGGGGCGCCTGGATCAGGCGCTGCCGGTGCTGGTCGAGATCTACGTGCGCGGCGACGTGCCCGATCAGCTGGCCGACCCTATCGGCGTAGACGTGCACAGCAGGATGATGGCCGACCGCACGATGGGCGGACTAGCCCATGACGTGCAGCCCGATGGGTTCCGGCCTGAGTATGAGCAGGCTGACGCCTCTGCTGGGTGGATGCAGTACCGGTTCCTGATCAGGTATCGCACCCGAGACGACGCGATCGATCAGTTCTCCTGAGTCCGTAGCCTGAGGCTAGGACGCTCAGCCCCCATCCATGGCGGAACAATTCGAGCACCACGGCGAGTCTGGTGAGTACGTGATGCTCCCCAGCGGCGAGATGGTGTCTGCTGCTGACTACCATCCGCCCAAAACTGAGCCCGCCAAACCCGCCCAACCCAGCAAGGCCAAGGACTGATGACTGCTCTCCTGATCCGTAATTCGTTCTTGCTGGCCAAGACGGAAACCGCTTACGGCACCCTGGCCAGTTCAATCGGTGCATCCGATGCGGTGAAGATAACCTCGCTGGAGGTGAACCCGCTGACCGGCACCCGAGTAGAGCGCAACCTGATCAAAGGATTCCTTGGCGCTGACCGTCAGCCGCTCACCAATGAGCACGTCGCCGTCACGGTGACATTCGAGTGGGGCGGCTCCGGCGTCGCTGCCACCGCACCCCGATTCTCGCCACTGCTGCTGGCGGCCGGCATGAATCTGGCCGCATCAGCGGAGATCACCGGCACGGCCACTGCAGGCGGCGCCAACACCATCACCCTGGCGGACCTGGGAGGCAGCAACCCTGCGACCGATGCCTACGTTGGGTTTCCGATCGAGATCACCAGCGGCGCCAATGCCGGCGACAAGGGCGTGATTGCGGCCCACAACGGCACCACCCGAGAGGTGACGGTGGTGGCGTCCACGGCATCGTTCACCGGCGGCGCGGTGAACTACAAGATCCCCGCGCTGTCGCTCTACCAGCCGATCAGCACTTTCGGCAATGGCAGCAGCTGCACGCTGGTGGCGGTGAAGGATCAGAACGTGCACCGCATCGAAGGCTTCCGCGGCTCCCCGGCGCTCAACTCACCGCTGAACAGCTACGGCACCTTCACGATCACCGGCATCGGCAAGTACGTCACCCCGACCGCCAAGAGCTCTGAGAGCTTCACCTACGGCAACCAGGCCGAGCCGGTGCCCGTCACCCCGCGCCACACCAAGGCGCTGCGGTTCCAGGGCTACGGGCCATGCACTGAGAGCTTCACCTTCGACTGGGGCCTCACTACCTCGTTCCGTTCGCTGATCAACTGCGAGCCTCACGCCCGTATCACCGATCGCCCGAACCCTAATGGAACGCTGACGATTGAAAATCCGCCGGTTGCGACCAAGGATTACTTCTCTGCTGCTGCTGACAACAGCGGCGCCAGCGATGGCCCGTTCGTTGTGCAGCAGGGTACGGTAGCAACGGAAAGCTCCATCTTCTTCTGCCCGAAGGCTGCAATCAGCGGCGATCTGTCGTTTAGCGATTCCGACGGGATCGACATGTTGCAGATCCCGTTTACTGCGCTGCCCAAGACGCAGAACGACGAAACCCGCCTGATCTTCTTCTGATTCGCCATGTTCCACCTGTTTCAGCCCGACCACATCGAATGGCCGGTGAGTGTTGACCTGCCGGCCAAAGGTGGAGTCAAGAAGCCCTACAAGTTCACCGCTCATTTCAGCGTTCTCGATGAGCAGGACGCGCAGGCGCTGCAGGATCAGCACAATCAGATGTTGGTGGCGATGCGTAAGCGCATTGAGGCGCTGCAGGGCTACGCCAAGGATGAGGAAGCCTCGCTGAGCGACCCGCTGCCCTGCACCTATCAGGACCTGGCTGATGAGGTGCTCTGCGGCTGGGGTGATGAGGTGGTGGGCGAGGATGGCGAGCCGATCGAGTTCAGCGACGCCACTAAAGCCCAGCTCTACCGGGTGCAGGGCGCCAGCGCTGCAATCTTCAAGGCCTGGCTTGAAAGCCTGGGCCAGCCCTCTGAGAAGGCCGCCGCGAAGGCTGGAGGGTTCCGCGCAAAAAACTGATCGACGCGGCGCGGTTCCTCGCCGCTGCCGCGAAGGGCGACCCAGCCGACGATGGCAAGGATGCGGCTGATGCTGCAGCCATGTTCGGCCTGGCGGTGCCTGAGGTAGAGCGGCGGCCGGAGACGTTCGGCCTGCTGGCGGAAAACGTCGAGGCGATCGGGTGGTTTATGAAGCTGCAGACCCAGTGGCGGATGGGGATGAATGGCCCTGTGGGGCTGGACTATCAGGTGTTCTTCCTGTGGGCCAAGGATGAGGGCGTGAAACGCCAGGACCGGCTGTGGCTGCTGGAGGATCTGCGGTTGGTGGAGCGGGAGTTCCTGGGGGTGATGAGGGCGGATCCGTAGGCTGATCTCAGGAATGGCGATCGGATAATCAATGGCCCGAATGAGCCTGGATACCGCCATCCGGCTCTCAGCCGAGGTGAAGGGCGGCGGGAATATCGACCGGGTGAAGAAGTCGCTGCAGGATCTGGGCAAGAACAGCCAGACCACGGCACGCGAGATCAGCACCTTGCGGGCGGCCACGTTCCAGTTCGCCCGCGCCAACGACAACACGATCGCCGGGATCCGCAGCAGCATTGGCGCATTCCGTGGCCTGCAGGAGCAGGCCAAGATCGGCAGCAGGGAGTTTCAGCGGTACGGCGCCGAGATCCAAAAGCTCGAAGGGAAGCTGCGGGGGCTCGACACCACGGCCACCGCAGCTGGTGATTCGATGGGCCGCAGGTTGGCGGCAGGCCTCGCCAGCAGCCTGGCTACCATCGGCGCTGGCAGGGCCATTGGCGGATCGCTGGGCGCCGTGGTGGCGAGTGAGGAATCAGAGCGGCGGTTGAGGTCGCTGTCGCAGGGGCTTGACGATTACAGCAGGGTGCAGGCCGCCGCCACTGCTGCTGCGCAAAAGTTCGGCACTGCGCAGACGCAGGCCAATCAAGAGTTCGCGCAGATCTACGCCAGGCTGCGGCCAATCGGGCTGACGCTGGAGGAAGTCAGCACCGTCTACAACGGATTCAACACGGCGGCCAAGCTGAGCGGCACCACCTCAACTGAGGCAAGCGCGGCGTTCCTGCAGCTGAGCCAGGCGCTGGGCACTGGCGTCCTGCGCGGCGAAGAGCTGAACAGCGTCTTTGAGCAGACCCCGGCAGTGGTGCAGAGCATCGCTCAGGTGATGGGTGTGCCGATCGGCCAGATCCGCGAGCTGGCGAAGGAAGGCAAAATCACCGGCGACATCGTGTTGACAGCCTTAGGGCGGATTGAACGCGACGGCGCCCCCAAGCTGGCCGAGGCGATGAAGGGCCCGGCGCAACAGTTCCGCAACCTGCAGATTGCGGGGCAGGAGCTGCAGATCGAGATCGGAGAGGCGCTGCTGCCCACGGCGCTGGCGATGGCCAAGGCGGCAACCCAGCTGCTGCAGGAAGTCAACAAGCTCCCCGAGCCGGTGCGCAATGTGGGCGTGGCAGCGGCGGCGGCTGGTGTGGCCGTCGTGAGCCTGACCACGGCAATGAACGCCATCGGCGGGATTCGGGCCGCCACTGCAGCCCTGAACGCCTACACCGCCTCCGCTACTGCCGCCGGCACCGCATCAACCGCCGCGGCCACCAGTGCCGGCCGGCTGCTGACGGTACTGGGCACGCTGGGCAAAATCGGCCTGATCACGATCGGCGTGAAGTTCGCGATCGAGGGCCTTGACGAGCTGCTCACCGGACTGGTGGGCGTGCAGGATGCAGAGGCCGCGGCCAAGGCGATGGCCGAGCGTCGGGGCCTGACCTACACGCCGAGCGCTGCGGTGACGCGCAGGAATCAGGCATCAAGCGCCTACGTGTCGCGTTTTGCCGGGGCCCGCGATGCGGCGTTTGCCCGTGCGCAGCAGATCACAGGCGTGCCGGCCGCTGCAGTGCCGCTGCCGGTTGTGCCGGCTGGTGGAGGGGCGGGTGCTGGGGCCGGGCGCCAACCCACCGCCGCTGCCGCCCCGAGGTTTGAGATCTCCAGCCGCGGCAAGGCGCTGGTTGCTGCGGCTCAAAAGCTCGGCGTCAGCCCGCTCGACCTGGCGACGATCATCAGCTTTGAGACCGCCGGCACCTTCAGCCCGTCAATCCGTGGCGGCGCTGGCGGCAACTACCAGGGCCTGATCCAGTTCGGCGCACCTGAACGGCGGCAGTACGGCGTCACTCCCGGCCAGTCGTTCGAGGAGCAGGTAATGGGGCCCGTCGTGCGGTACTTCCAAGACCGCTTCAAGGGTGTGGGCATGAGCACCCAAGGGGCCAGCCTGTTGGATCTCTATACCACCGTACTGGCCGGCAACCCTCGCGCCAATCGCAACGCCCGCGACTCATTCGGCACTAGCGCCGTGAGCGGAGTGCAACGGATGGGGCCGCATCGCCAGAAAGCGCTGAGCACATTCTTTGGGGGCTCAATGGAAAATATTGGGTTTGGCGCTGTCGAACAGGCGCAAGCTCAAGTCGCCGGCTACGAGGAAAGCATGGCCGCAATGGAGCAACTCCAAGAACAGCAAGCCGCCGCACAGAAACAGCTCGAACAGTTCAACGAAGAACGGGCCAAGACCGCCTTGCAGCTTTATAACGAAAGGAGCTTGCTAGGTGCCACAACCGATGAGCAGCGCCGCCGGTTAGAGTTAGAAATTGAGATTGACAATATCACCCAGCAGCATTTTGAGAAGCTGCAGAACCTGAAGGCGATTGAAGAGGAAATCGCCCGGCTCGGCGGCGTGGCTGAAACCGCCGCCATCCGCGAAGGACTGGAGCGCGAAAAGGAGCAACAGCTGGCACTGGCTCGGCTCAGGGCAGAACAGGATCTGAACGAGATCCTGATGGAGCGCCGGCGCATGATGCAAGACCTCGCCCGCCAAGCATCCGAGCCGACGGTGTTTAACGTGCTGGAGCAGCAGAAGGCGCAGCTCGATGAGATCCTGCAGAAGTACCCGGCGATTGGCCAAGCGGCTGATGCTGCGGCCACCCTGGCGACCAACGGCATGGCGGAGATGATCGCCGGCACCAAGTCCGCCAAGGAGGTGTTCGCCGACTTCCTGCAGGGCATCGCCAGCGCGCTGATTGACACGGCAAAGAAGATGATCGCCCAGTACATCGCCATCGGCATCGCCCGGATGTTCGCTGGGATCGGTGGATCTGCAGTTGGCGGGTTCTCTGGTTCCTCTGTCGGCCCGTTCGGCGCTGGTGGCATCAGCCCCGCCCTCAGCTTCCCCACTACCGGCTTCGCCAACGGCGGCATCATGTCCCCATCCGGCCCGCTGCCGCTGAAGGCCTACTCTCGCGGTGGCGTCGCCAGCACCCCCCAGGTGGCCCTATTCGGCGAAGGCTCGATGAATGAGGCCTATGTGCCGCTGCCTGATGGCCGCCGGATCCCCGTGGCGCTGCAGGCCCCGGACGGCAACCGTGGCGATCGGATGCGCGAGCTGATGGGTGCATCACCTGCCGGCAGCAACGCCTCGCCGGTGCTGAGCATGAGCTTCGAGACCACCACGATCAACGGGGTGGAGTACGTCTCCCGTGACCAGCTCGAATCGGCAATGGCCGAGACCCGCAAGCGTGCCGCCAATGATGGCGCCAAGCGGGGGATGAGCATGACGCTAAACAGACTGCAACAGAGCCCAGCAACCCGTAGCAAGGTGGGCATCCGCTGATGGCCGCGACCTTCCCCGATTTGAAACCGAACGAGCGGCAGATGACGCTCGGCACCTACCCAACAAAGGTGTTCCGCACCATGGCGGGCACGACGGTAAAGCGCCGGTACGGAAACAAAAAGTTCGGCTATCAGCTGCGCCTCACCTTTGCTAACCGCCGCGATCGGGACATCCTGCAGGTGGTGCGGCACTACGAAAACATCGATGAGGACGATCGCTTTGAGCTGCCGCCTGAGACGTTTGCGGGCGTCACCACCACCGGCCAAAGCAGCAGCCCGCAGCGCCCCGGCTTGCGTTCAATGCTGCGCTCCCCTGACGGCTGCCTGTGGGAGTATGCCGGCCCGCCGTCGATTCAATGGGCCGGCAATGAGATCAGCAGCATCACCGTGGAGCTGGTGGCCGAGCTGAACGTATGAGCACGATTCGCATCGCTCAGCTGTTCAATCTGCGCACCAGCAGCGGCACCCGGCACCGCTATCAGAACTATTTTGTCGCCCAGGAGTACACCTACCTAGGCGCCAAGTATGACTTCGCTCCGTTCCAAGTGAGCGGCGCGATGGCCAGCCTGGGCGGCGACAATGAAACCGTGCAGGTGCTGTTCCCCAACCTAGAGGTGGTGCTGCGGCTGGTGGAGGAAGGCGACGGCAACCGGCTGAGCGAGTTGACCCTGACCACTCTATGGCTTAACGCTACCGGCGCAATCGCCAACCAGTACGAGGATTATTATGTGGGCTCAGGTTCCGGGTTCAACGATGACACGGTGGAGCTGCGGTTCAGATCAGCGATGGATTCAGTCGGCAGCAACTTCCCGGCCCGCACACTGACCAGCCAGAACGTGGGCATCCTGCCGCTCAATGCGGAGCTCTACCTCAGATGAATGATCTGATCGGCTTGGCGTATCGGTGGGGCTGCCGGCCTGGTGATGGCAGCGGATGCACGGACTGCTTTCAGCTGGTCTGCGCAGTGCGGCGGCAGCTGGGCCTGCCGGATCACGCGGCGCAGTTTGAGTGGGTCTACCGGGAGCACACGGCCGAGACGTTCGGGCTGCTTCACCTGCGGCGGCTGCTGGCCTCTCTGGCCGATCCTGTGGCCGCGGCCCTACCGGGCGACCCGATCTTGCTGGGCGGCGCTGCAGCGGCGCTGGGCGTCGCGGTGGATGGCGGGGTGATGTTCATTGCCCCTGGACAGACTGTGGTGATGACGCCGCTGCCGCAAGGCGCCGGCCAGTGCTACCGGCTGCGATGAGACGACTGCTGCCCTATGAGCACCAGCTGATTGAGCAGCTGGGCGTGAGCCAGGAGGACTACCTGGACTTCATCGCGGCGCAACAGAGGGACTACAGCCGCAGCATTGAGGATCAACAGGCGGAGATCCAAGCGGGCCCCGGCGCCGTCGCCCTTGCGCTCACGGTGGTGGGCATCCTGTTCCAGGTGGCCAGCGCCCTGCTGCTGCGGCCATCGGTGCCGAGCGCCGGTCGTAGCCCGCGGCAGACCCGTGAGCAGCGCTTCGCCCCACGGTTCGGGTTCAACAGCTCCCAGGAGCTGGCCCAGTACGGCGAGCCGCTGAATCTGGTCTACACCAACACCGCGCAGAATCCACGCGGCGGCGTGCGTGTGGCCACGTCGCTGGTGTGGTCCAGCGTCCGCAGCTATGGCAGTTCGCAATTTATGCAGCTGCTGCTGGTGGCCGGTGCTGCCAGTATCCGCAAGATTGATTGGGACCGGGTGGCGTTCGGCCAGCTGCCGCTGCGGGAGTTCGCCGCATCAAAAACCTGGCTCTATTTCAACCAGAGCGGCAACGCCAGGTTCAACCAACGGCAGATCGGCGATGACAGCGACCCCTCCCGCGAGGGCGCCGCGCCGGGTGATGACGTGTGCCGGATCATCGATGGCGCAACTCGCCGCAGCGGCTACAGCCAGGCATTCAGCCCCAGCAGCTTGACCAGCTGCGGGGTGTTCAATCCGATCCCGATCAACGTCCAGCTACAGGAGCGCAACAGCAAAGGCGACATCGTGACCGCCAACAACGGCATCACCCTGACCACCAACGGATGGGGCGCTGGCGGCAGTGGTCGCTACACGGTCGGCACACAGATCACGCTGGTATTCGCCAAGACCCAGAACAAAAAAACCAACATCGCCGAAGAGGCCGCCCAGGAGCAGCGCTACCAGCTGGTGAGCAGCCTGGACCGTGGCAGCGCCTACCAGCTGGGCACTGCCCGATTCGCCCTGCTCAGCATCACCGACAACACCAACCTTGACGACAACGAGGTGCGGGCCACGTTCCGCTGCATCGCTGCCGGCCGCACCCCGTCAACGCCCTACGGCGACAGCAAGGCGCCGGAAAACGGCGCAAAGGATGACAGCTTTTACACCAAGGCGCTGGTGAAGGCCGACAGCGCCGCGTATCAGACGGTGACAGCCTGCGAGATGGTGTCGTTCTCAATGCGGGTCAAGCTGTTCCGCCGCATCCAAGGCAGGCAAAAGAAATACGGCGACAGCGAGCCCGAGGGATACAAGGCAAGTGACAACGGCATTAAGTCCCGGCTGGCATTCTTCCGGCTGCTGTATCGGCCGCTCAGCAGGGCCACACAGGATCTGCTGCCGCTGATTATCGCCTGCCGCAGGTCCGCTGATCTCGATAATTTCATCAGCCTTGACTTTCGCGCCGGCAGCGGCAACCAGAAGTGGGAGTTTGAGTTTCAGCCGATCAGCGACCTAGCGGCCGAGCGGGCGCAAAACGGGCAGAAACAAATCGCCCTGATTGAGAACAGCGGCAAAGGCGAAAGCTTTAGGCACAACGGCAATCGGTTTCGATGGGTGGGCGACCTAAAGGACATCAGCTCAGTGCTGAAGGATCGCGGGCCGGTGCTCACCAATGAGTGGGATCTGTTCAGCGTCCGCAGCGACACCGACATTCAGTTCAGTTTCGAGGCGGGCCCAGAGTTCCAGATCACGGCCGTTACAGAGCAACAGCTGAGATCAACTGAGGGCAAGTATGCCCGGATGAGCACCATGGCATTCGGGGTATTTTCCGGCCGCGGCGTGCAGGATCTGCGCAGCATCTCGGCGTTCGTCACCGAGGGTAAGGATTCCTGGGTGGTGAGTGATGACGGCACCTACAGCAAGAGCGCTGGCAGCACCAGCTGGGCGCCGGACATCTTCGCTGACACGGTGCTGGACAAGGAAAACGGCATCGGCCGGTATGCCAAGCCATCCGGCGTGGACTGGCAAAGCCTGGCCTTAAGCAAGCGGTTCTGTCAGTACAGCGGCCTCGGGTGCCAACTGTTCATGGATCCGCTGATCGCTGAGGTCGGATCCTGGCGGCAGTTCTGGGCCGAGGTGGCGCCCTACTCGCTGCTGGAGTTCGGCAAGATCGGCGGAAAGGAGACGCTAGTGCCGGCAGTGCCGGTGAACAGCAGCGGCCGCGCCAATCGCCGGGTGAACATCTCGGCGCTGTTCACCACTGGCAACATCCTGGAGGGCACCTACCGCGAAGAGTTCCTTGACTACGGCGCCAGCGTTCAGGATCTGATCGCCACGGTGATCTACCGGGAAACAGAGGAAGATGACGTGTTCCCGCGCAACGCCAGCGTCGATGTGCGGTTGGTGGATGCCGTTGAGGATGCAGCGATCCGCCAGACGTTCGACCTATCGCAGTTCGTTACCCAGCGCAAGCAGGCAATCCTCTACGGCAAGCTGCTGTGCAATCAGCGGCGATGGGTGCGGCGAGGCATTGAGTTCCAGACCTTCCCCACCGACACACCGGTAAGCCCTGGCGCCTATATCTACGTGGATGTGGGGCTGAACACCTGGGACCGAATGACAGCCGGCGTGGTGACGCCTGGCGGCGTGCTCAATGCCCCGCTGAGCGATCGGATCCGCGACGGCACCTATGCCGCGCTGGTGTATCGCAGCGGCGGCAACGTCCGCTCCCTGGCCAGCGTGACGGTGGCGGACGGCAAGGCCAACGCCCTGAGCGGCGACGCGGGCGCCATGTTCGTGCTGGGTGCCGTCGCTGATCGCAGGCGGGTGTTTCGGGTAACAGAGGTGACGATGAGCGAGGAAGGGGAGGTGACAGTTAAGGCGCTGGAGCACCCCTGCGAGACGGTGGACGGCAACCTGCTGAGCCGGGTGGCTAATTTCAGTGATGAGATTTTCGCAGTGGACGCAATGGGCGATGCTGTGATTGTGGCGCCGCCACTACCGCCGGAGCCGCCTGAGCCGGAAGAGCTGGAAGAGCTGGTGATTTGGTACGACGAAGAAGATGCGCAAGTCTTTCCAGCAGGTGCCGTAACCCTTGTCAAAAACGTTGCTACAGGCGATTACGGAACAACGACCCATTTAGGCCAGTTAGCGTTTGCAGCGCAAGAAGGTGACGACGAATCTTCTTATTCGCACGACTGGCAGATTGAGATACCAGACGAAACACTGTCCGGTGATTTCACGATTGAGTTTTGGGCGAGAGCAGCTATCATATCTCCGCCTCTTGGCAGTGTTGGATCTTCTATTGTCCAAGTCCAAAGCGATAACGGGTTTGGATTAAACATGTCTCACTCGGCGCAATGGGATGATTACGAAAATCCAGGAACACCGGAGGAGAATAATCAGATTGATTTTAGGTTGATTCAGGACACCGACTCAGGATTAACCTTAAACAGAGCAGGAGTCTATGAATCTTTTGGCTCTTCTGTCCAAGGGTGGAAGCACGCTTGCTTCCAGCGTATCAATGGGCAAAATGTTTTCCATTACGACGGAGATCCATTGGTTTTGACTCAAACTGATGGAACAATGCCTACGCCAGGACTTATTCCATTAAATGCCGTATTGAGCTTTACGGCATTCAACGCTGAGCCATTCACTAATAGTGCTATCGGACAAATCCGCATCTCCAACTCCGCCCGCTACGGCACCGGCAGCTTCACCCCGCCGACCGAGGCGTTCTACGTGCCGACACCGTGACCTACCCCAGCTCCCGCACCCCTGGCAAGTATCCCGCCAGGGCGTTCAGCGGGTCGCTGCTCAGCGTGCGGTGAGTAGCCTGAGATGCAGGAGGGCGCCAGCTGATGGGTTACTACACAGGCCGAACCGGGGCACTGGTCTTCAACGGCAAACCCGTTGCGAAGGTGCAGAGCTGGTCTGTGGAAACCAGCGTTGATCTGCTGCCCACCGCTGACCTAGGCGCTGATGCGCGGTCGTTTGTCCCATCGCTAAAGGGCGCAACGGGCAGTGCCACCCTGATGTACTACCGGCTGGAGCCGGGCGAGTCGGCGCAGAAAACGCAGTTCACCGCGCTACTGGCCAAAATTCACAAGCGGGGCGCCATCACCGAACAGGATCGAGTGTTCTTGGAGCTGGACGTAGACACCGGCGGCATTGACGACATCAAGATGTACGCCTACATCACCAACGCCGTGATCGGCTCGGCGGTGGGTGAGCTGGTGGTGGTGCCGATTCAGTTCACGATGGACGGAGACTTTGACGAGGCCATCAACCAGGCCAACTGATGACGCACTACCTCGGCACAAAGGGCAACGTCAAGCTGAGGCGTGGCACCAAGGCATTCATCGGCCGGGTGTCTGATCAGATCATCCCCGACGATGTGAACACGTCGCTAAACCGGTTGTCGTTTGATGGGGCGATCAACAACATCCTGATCGGCGATCGGGTGGACATCAGCACCACGGACGCCCGTGGGCTGGTGTTCTTCCCGCCGTCCGTGTGGGGCCTGGAGAGCACCGACCCGCCCCAGGAGAGCTTCACGGCTTACGTGCATGTCAACGCCGTGGGCGGCCTGCGGTTCTTCCCGACCTTCACCGATGCGGTCAACAACGTCCGCGCCAATGAGATTCCGCTGGCGGCATTCACCGGCGACCCGCTGCAGATCAGCGTGCGCGTGCGTGATGTGCAATTCAACCTATTGGGATCGGTGGAGGGCTACGAGTTCAACACCGACCGGCAGACAATTGACGCCACAAGCCTCAATGATCGGTTTCGCCAGCAGCTATCCGCCGGCCTGATCAGCGGCGCTGGGCGGATCGAGTGCGAGTTCAACTATCTCACGATCGGGCTTACTGAGCCGTCTCTGCTGCTGCTGCAGCTGATCCAGCGGGTGGAGATTGGCAGCGAGTTTGATCTAGCCCTGTATCTGACCGACAAGGATATTGATCCCACGGTTGATACGATCTTCTACAACCTGACCGCCGTAGTGAATCGCTCCGGTGTGCAGGTGCGAGCTGGCGACATCGTGCGCTGCGCCATTGATTTTGTCACCACTGATGAAATCCAGCTGGTGTATGGCAAGCCGGCTAACTATATCCTGAAGGAGGATGACGACCGCATCGAGCTGGAGCAGTCGCTGGACTACCTGCTGCAGGAAGTGGACGACTGAGCCCGTCCGTAGCCTGAGCCTGTGGACGGTCGCGGTGAGGCGCACCCTTGGCTGATCAGCGGATAACCCAGCTCACGGCCCTGTCAAAGGCGGGTGCGGCGGCTAATGATGTGGTGCCCATCGCCGACATCTCCGCCAGCGAGACCAAGAAAATCACGCTGAAAGATCTGGTCGCCGCCGGCATCGACCTGGTGGACGCCGGGGAGATCGACCTGGAAAAGCTGGATCAGACCAGCACCACCAAGCTGGGTGCTGCGGCGATCGGCGATGGCGTGCTCACCGCCGCCAAGATGGCCGCCGATGCGGTCACAGCCGTTGCGGTCACAGCCCCCAGCACGGGAAACCATCGCGGCCGTGGGTGGCTGCACAGCGGCACCGGCAATCTGCAGGTGTGGGACGGGGCAGCGTTCCAGCAGGTGGTGATGCCCACCGCCGGCATCGGTGATCTGCAGGTGACCGCCGGCAAATTGGCTGATGGTGCTGTGACCACCGCGAAGGTGTCGCCGCTCGGTTCGGCCGCCTATGCCGCCGGATCGGTGAATACCGCCGCGCTGGCGGATCTGAACGTGACCAGCGGCAAGCTGGCGGATGGGGCGGTGCTGGCCGACAAGATCGGCACGGGTGCTGTCATCACGGCCAAGCTGGGCGCCGGTGCGGTGACCTACGACCGCATTCAGAACGTCTCTGCTACCGATCGACTGCTGGGCCGCAGCTCTGCCGGTGCGGGGCCGGTTGAGGAAGTGCCGCTGACTGCTGCTGGCCGCGCCCTGATCGCTGGCGTGGATGCTGCAGCGCAGCGCAGCACACTAGGCCTGGGAACGCTGGCGACAGCATCCGGCACCTGGACGGACGGATCGACGTTCGCAGGCACCAGCTCGGGCACTAACACCGGCGATCAGACCATCACCCTCACTGGTGACGTAACCGGCACTGGCACTGGGACGTTCGCCGCAACGATTGCCGATGGGGCAATCACCGAACTGAAGTACGCCGCACTGAGTATCCCCACCGGCGCGGTGCAGGATGACTCGATCACCGCGGCCAAGCTGGCGGATCAATCCTCTGCGGTGGTGAGCAACGGATCGCCATCAGGCGATGGGGCATTCATCGGGCAGCAGTGGTTCAACGCTGCCACGGGTGTGGTGTGGACATGGACCGGCAGCGAGTGGCAGGAACACCAAGCACCGACCATCCCTGAATCTGGCGTTCCCGACCTGAACGCCAGCAAGATCACGGCTGGCGAGTTCCCGACCGATCGCCTAGCGGATGACGCCGTGACCGGCGTCAAGCTGGCGGATTACAGCGTGGGGAAACTGGGCGAGGCAATTCCAGTTGCTGATTACATCAGCCAGCTGTATTTCAACCCATTGGATAAAGCCTTCTTCATGTGGGATGGCAACGTCTGGCAGCCGATCGGGATCAGCACCGGCGCGGTCAAGTTTGCCGGCACCTATGACGCCTCCGACAATGAGGTGGCCAGCACCACCGCCGAGGGCGCAACGCTGGGCCTAGTGGTCGGCAACGCATTGCCTGCCGCTGCAGTAGCCAACTCGGGCTACTACCTGGTGGTGAGCAAAAGCGGCACCGGCACCAGCCCGGCGCCTGCTGTTGCGCTGGCGCCCCCGGACCTGCTGCTTTCCACCGGCACGGCATGGGTCGAGGTGGATACATCGACCGGCTATACCACACAGACCGCCAGCGGTGTGGATTTTGTCCCTACGGGGCAGGTCGCTGCCACCAACGTGCAGCTGGCGATCGAGGAGGTGAGCAACGAGTGCCGTAACGCCAGCAACCTGACCAGCGGCACCCTGGCGGTCGCCAGGGGCGGCACCAACGTGGCCAGCTACACCAAGGGCGATCTGCTGGCTGCCAGCGCCGCCACGACCCTCACCAAGTTGACGGTAGGTACCAACGGTCAGGTGCTGGTAGCGGATAGCAGCACGGCCACGGGCCTGCGGTGGTCCACCAACATCACCGGCAACGCCGCCACCGTCACCAATGGCGTCTACACCAGCGGCGCCCAAACCATCGGCGGGGCCAAGACGTTCTCCAACGCACTGGTGAGCGATGGCACCTTCACCGCTAACGGCACGGTGTTCAGCGCCGGCATCCGCACCAATACCACTACAGGGGTGAGCGCCAACGTATTTCTGAACACCGCCAACGATCAGGTGCAGCGGGTCACGTCATCGCGGAAATACAAGATCGAGATCGAGACGGCACCGCTGGCCGAAAGCCGCCGGATCCTGTCGGCCACTAGGCCGGTGAGCTACCTGCCCAACCCGGAGAACACCAGCGACGATCCGACCATCAGGGTGTGGGGCCTGATCGCTGAAGAGGTGGCGGAGTATGCGCCGGAGATGGTGATGTGGGGCCTCGGCGGGCAGGCAGAGGGCGTGAGCTACGACCGCTTCGGCGTGCACTTGATCAACGTGGCGAACGACCATGAGGCCAGGATCGCCGCGCTGGAATCAGCGCTGCAGTCTCTAGCCTGATGGACAGGACAGGAGCCCCGATGAAAGAGCAGTTGATCCAGCTGATCACCGCCTACGGCGTGGCCCACGCCAGCGGCAACGCGATCCTTAAGCAGCTCGCCGCTGGGCAGATCGATGCGTTCCTGGCGGCGGTTGAGGTGGTCAAGCCTGAGCCGGCTGCGCCTGAGGTGGTGGCTGCGGAGGTTGAGGGCCAGTGATCTACCCCGCCAAGCTGGACATCACGATCCTGCAGAACAGCACATTCAAGGCAGTATTCCGAGCGCTGCAGAAACAGCAGGCCATCACGGCGTTCACTGTCACCAGTGGCAACCCGATTTTCACTGTGCCCTGCCACGGCCTGATCGCTGGCGACAAGGTGGTGATCGTGCCGCCTGGCGATGCGGAGGCCACACTGCCAGCACCGACCACGCCAGAGGCCCCTGACGTGCCCTGCGGGCTGACGCTCAATCAGGTGTATTTTGTTTCCGCCACTGGGCTGACCAGCAGCGCATTCACCGTCTCGGCCACCAATGGCGGTGCGGCCATCACGGTGGCGAACACCGCGCTCGACCCGATGGCGGTTGCCCAGCCGGTTGACCTGGCCGGCTACACCGCCGACGCGGACGTGAAGGGGCTGACGGATGATCTGCAGAAAGCGACCTTCACCTGCGCCCTGGAGACTGCCGCCGATGGCCTGGTGAGCATCACGATGGCACCGGCCACCACCGCCGGGCTGGAGGTGGGCCGCTACGGCTGGGACGCCTCGCTGACCAGCAGTGCCGGTGAGCGTTACTACTGGCTGCAGGGTGTGGCCACGGTTGCGAAGACCTATTCGAGGAATAGCTGATCATGGCCTGCACCAAAGAGACCTACACCGCTACAGCAACCTGGACTGCATCGCAACTGGCCGATTTGTTCCGCGATGCGTTCATCGACGCGGGGCTGATGACAGCCTGGTTCGATTCGTTCCTGAGTGGCAGCATCGAGAATCGGATTCTGGAAGTCACCTACGACGGGACCAAGGCATACGGCACAACTTACTACTGGTTTATGTTCTCGACCGGTGGAGTGTTTCTCCATGTGGCGACGGGGTGGAATGCTGCGACGGATCAGCCAACTGGCACGCAGTATCTGGACTTCTTCGCTACCACGACGAACGCAACAAGCAACCACTGGCAGATGTTCGCTGCTGCCACATCAAACACTGTGGAGCTGGTGCGTTACACCTCTGGCGTGGATGCGGATCAGAGCTGGTTTGTTATTAAACGCAGCGGCGACGTTAATCGTACGTTTACGATTATCAACGATGCGCTTACGGTGCAGTCGTGGCTGGATTTGAGCAAGGGGTTTTTCAATGGGTTTGTGCATGTTGCGCCGACTATTGATGGCGCATTTGCGCAAGTCAATTTTCGCCGTGGCCCTTCGCTTAGGCGAGAAATTGCAGTAGGAACTTTTCTCATTGGCAATACTGATAGCACGCGGTATGCCAGTAATAGCACGGCTAGCCCGGCTTGGTTTTCTTATGGTGCAGTCGGAAGGTCCAGTGTTCCCTTCAATAACTACTCAACCACCTCTGTTGGAGCTATCCCCCTCCCCACCGCCTCAGCCACCGCCAACCCTGCCTACACCGCCGACAGCAACCCCGTATTCCATAGCCTGCCATTCCACCCATACGTTGCCGAGTCGCTACCCTCCGATTTCGGCCTGAGCTTCCATTTCGCCAGCAATGCGTTTGACCCTGGCGACACCTTAGTGGTCACTGCAGGCACTGAGGAATGGGAAGTGCTGGCTGAAACCCCAGGCACTGCCGGAACCGTTGCCACCCCCATGTTCCTCGCCCGCATGGTCTGATGGCTGTCATCAATCAGAGCCCAGCAGGGCAAACCAGCGTCGCCATCTCGGGCATCAGCTTCGCCAGCTTGGTGGTCGGCAGCGGCGATCCGTTCCGTGATCCTGCCGTGCGCGTGCAGGATGGTGGTCCCAGTGTGGCCATCGGCTTCGGCGCCGCCAGCGTCTCGCTGGTTGGTGCCGCCATCGCCCTACTCGACGCCCCCGGCGACAACGCCGTGAGCCTGGCGACGATGGCAGCGGCCAAGATCACCAGCACCCGGAACGATCGACTGGTGGCAGTGGATGATCCGTCGCCCGGCACGCTGGTGCATGTTGGCCAATCTGCTGCTGAGGTGGCGAAGGTTGCTGGCAGCAATCGGCTGGTGGCAGTGTCCAATCTCTCCGCCGGCACGCTGGCCGCAGTGCAGCAGGACGGCATGGATGTGGTGGTTGTGGCTGCAAATCCGTAGCCCCAGCTCTGCAGACTGAGGCAGCAACCGCAGCATCCGTGGGTCCAGAGTTCGTCGTTGCCGCCCTTGGCTTGTGCGGCGCAGGTGTCACAGCCCTCTGGAAGATCGCCAATGGGCTAGGCAGATTTGAGGCCCGCACCACCACCATCCTTGGGGGGATTCAGGAAATGCTCAGGGACCACGAAGAGCGGCTTAGGGACGTGGAGCGGAGGGCGGAGGGCGGCCGATGAAACCCGATGTGACCCGCCAAGCCCCCGCATGGCTAGGAGGCGTGACAGCCGGACTGGCGATCGCTGGCGGCGTTGGCTACATCATTGATTGCCGCGTGTCTGGCAAGGATCTGGACAGCTGCTGGATGACCGGCCACAGCATGATTACCCGCGCCTCTGACCTAGCACTTGGTGGCGCCGTTGGCGGAGTTGTGGGGTACTGGACCAAAAACCCGGCACTACACCGCAAAGAGAACGGCGCCTCTCACTCCCCGCGCCGCCGCCCTGGCGACCCTGACGCATGACTCTCCACCCGACCGCTGATCTGCTGCTGGGCCTGCTGGCCTGGCTGGCCACCACCGCCCTGGTGGAGCTGGTGATCAAACCGGCGATGTTCCGGCTGTATCACCGCGCTGACAAGGCTACCGGCGACCGCCTGCCCGACCTGAAATGATCACTATCAAAGGCGACCGGTTCCTGATCAACGGCAAGGCCCGGCGGCTGGCCGGCAACCACACATGGGACGTGGTGCAGGAGGTCAACGGGAACCGCACGCCGATCGACAAGCTGACCGGGAACTTCACCCGGTTGTGGACGGTGGAGACCAAGGCCTTCGTCAACAATCGCCCGCCGTTCGTTGGCGCCGACCCTGGCCTGATCCGCGTCAAGGGTGGGCCGTGGCGCAAGGATCTGAGCCTCAACGGCCGGTTCTACCGACGCATGGAGCAGGCCGTTGCGCAGGCCGACCGGCGGGACATCGTGACCGGCGTAGTGCTGTTTGAGGGCTCGCTGCCCGATCTGTTCCCCCGTGCTTGGGAGTTTCACCCGTTCCGCGGCAAGGGGCCAGCGACGCACCACGACGTGCACACGAAGGGGCCCTGGAACCAGTACCAGAAGGCGCACATCAAGCGGATGGTGCGCACCCTGGAGCCTTACGACAACGTGATCTACGAGGTCGGCAACGAGCTGACCAAGCCTTCCACCGGCTGGTTCCAGGGCTGGGTGGTCAAGCAGGTGCAGAAGCTCACCGATGCACCCGTGGGCGTCTCCTATGCCCGTGGCGTGCACCCCTCCGGCGGCCAGCAGTGGATGCGCCGCACCGGTGCCGATTGGCTCGCGCCTGGCGGGACTGCCCCGGTCGCCGGGTTCAAGGGGCCGCAGGTGCTCGACACGGACCACTCCTGGGCGCTCAGGTCGAACGTGCCAGGCCTGCAGACTGCAGCTAGGGCCGGCCGCCCCATCTGGCTGATGGACGGGTTCCAGGGCACGATGCTGGCCAATATCGACAGCCTCGCACCTGACCGCGCTTTCATTTCTTCCCTGCTATGACTTACGCCACCGTTCGCGGCGCCGCCGAGCATCTCGCCCGCGCCGGCACCATCACCCCTCACCAGCTGGCTGCCCTGGGCCGACTGGATGAACGCCTGAGGGATCACCCGGACATCATGCAGGAGTTCACGGACGGCTGGCGGGCGCAGGGCAGCCCTGCAGCGCCGGCGCCCGTGGCCGTTTGGCTGGCACCGGCCCGCACGATCGTGCGCGAGTTCGAGGGCTGCCACCTGAAGGCCTACCTGTGCCCGGCCAATGTGTGGACCGTGGGATGGGGCTCGACCACCATCGCCGGCAAGGTGGTGAGAGAGGGTCAGAGCATCACCCAGGCGCAGGCCGATGCGCAACTGGACGCCGATCTGCAACGGTTCTATGACGCCCTCGCCCGGGCGATCCCTGCGGTCGCTGGCTGGCCACCGAACAGGGCCGCCGCGCTGGTGTCGTGGACCTACAACGTGGGAGTGGGGGCGATGCAGGACAGCACCCTGCGGCGGCGCATCCTGGCGGGCGAGGATCCGGCGCAGGTGGTGGCGGCAGAGCTCCCCAGGTGGAACAAGGCGGACGGCAACCCGCTGCCCGGGCTGACCCGCAGGCGGGCTGCAGAGGTGGCGCTGTTTGTGGGGCAGCAGCTGCAGCAGCAGACCGGCTACGGCAACCCGCTGCAGGTGCCCTGGTACTCGCAGATGGATTCAGCCGACCGCGCCCAAGCCGCCCGGATGTGTTTCAGCTCCAGCAATGCCATGCTGCTGCAGTACCTCAAACCCGGCACCCTCAAGGGCGCCAATGGCGACGATCAGTATCTCAAGCGAGTCCAGCAGTACGGCGACACGACCGACCCGACCGCGCAGATCCGGGCGCTGTCGAGCTTTGGGATCCGGGCGAAGTTCACCAAGGTGGCAGGGTTCGCCGATCTGGAGCAGCAGATCAACCGCGGCGTGCCTGTGCCCTGCGGGTTCCTGCATCGCGGCCCGGTGTCGGCCCCATCCGGCGGCGGCCACTGGCTGATCGTGGTGGGCTACGACCGGGACGATCTGATCGTTCACGATCCCTTCGGTGAAGCCGATCTAGTAAACGGCACCACCCTGGGCGGCGTGGCCCGGTTCGCCAGATACAGCCGGCGAAACTTCGGCTCGCGGTGGATGGTGGAAGGCGCGAATACGGGATGGGCAGTCATCGCTGAGCGCTGATGCCCTTCGATCACCAGATCGACCAGACCGAACTACAGCCCAAGAAAGCCACCAAGGCCCGATTCAGGCGCAGGATCTTCGCCGAGTGGGACCACGCCTGCGCATACTGCGCCGACCCAGCCGACACGCTCGACCACGTGCTGCCGCGCTCCAGGGGCGGGCTGACGGTGGCTGAGAACCTGGTGCCGGCATGCCGCCGGTGCAACGGGGCCAAGTCATCCACCGACTGGCGGGAGTGGTTCAGGGCCCAGGCCTGGCACTGCATCGAGCGGGAGGGCAGGATTGATGGATGGCTAGGGGGTGGTCTGCACACTGAAGGCATAGCCCAGTCTCCCCCGTCGTGATAGCTATCTGAAGCGATGACGACCGAACGCCCTTATCAGTGTCGCCGGTCAAAGGTTTGCAGGGCTTGGATTCCTGAATCGTCGGTTGAGTGGGTTGAACAGTCAGGCCAGCGGCGGCCTTTATGCAAGCCGGGGTGCTGCCCCAACGGCAAGCGCAGCGATACAGCCGATGATGTGCTGGCGCTACAGCTGGAAGCGCGCCGGCTGCGGGCAGAGACGCGGGATGCCAAAGCCAGCGCAGAGCGCGCCCTGGCCAAGCTGGAGGCGGTGCAGGATGCGCTGACGCTGGCGCTTGAGATCAAGGACATTTTTGATCAGGGCGTCATCACCCCGCCAGAGGATCCGCAGAAAGATGAGGCGGTGCCAATCCTGCTGCTGTCTGATCTGCACTGCGGGCAGATCGTCAAGCCGTCATCCGTCAACGGGCTCAACGAGTTCAACCCCGAGATCTTTGACGACCGGCTAGATGCCGTGTTCCGCAATGCGCAGAAGGTGATCAACGGGCAGCGGAGCACAGCAACAATCCGCGAGGCGGTGATCTGGCTGGGCGGCGATCTGATTGAAGGGGAGCTACACGGCGATGCGGTGCAGAATCAGACGCTGACCACCACGCAGCAGATCGTCAGGTGTGAACGGGCGATCGTGCGGGGGCTGGACTACCTGCTGCAGCATTCCGACCTGGAGAGGATCCTGATCCCCTGCAACGTGGGCAACCACGGGCGAAACACCAAGAAGCAGCAGAGCAACGCAACAGAGAACAGCTACGAGCATCTGGCGTATTGCTCAATGCGCCGGCATTACCGGGATGAGTCGCGGCTGGAGTGGTTCATCGCTGATGCTGACTGCCTCTATCTGGATGTGTACGGCAAGCGTTTGCGATTCTTCCATGGCGATTCGGTGAAATACAACGGCGGGGCGGCGGGGCCGCTGTGGAACGTGGACAAACACGCCAAGAACCTGGACCAGTCGGTGCCGGCTGATCACACCTTCCACGGCCACTTCCACACGCTGGGGTTTGGGTCCAGGGCAACGAGCAACGGCAGCCTGCCGGGGTGCGCACCGTACGGGCTACAGAGCGGCTACCGAATCGAGCGGCCACAGCAGGGGATGCGGTTCCTGCACAGCCACAAGGGATTTGCCGGATCGTTCCCGATCTTCACCGAGTGAGCGCCTAGGGCGTCGGGATCCCGCGGCTGGCGAGCATCATCCTTAGCACCGCGATGGCTCGCTCCCCTGAGTAGCACCTGACCCGCTTGCCCAGGCCAACCACAACCCAGCAGGCGCCGCCACGGGCGTCACGCTCCACGGTGATGTAGGGCGGGGGCTGCACAGGTGGCTGCACAGACTGAACCAACTGCTGCGCGGACATGCTGGGCCTCGATCTCACCCTCAGCCTGTCGAGCTCCTTCGAGATGGAGCGCGACCGCCGCGCCGCCGCGCACATGAGCCGGGACCAGCTGGCGGAGCGCTGCGATGAGCTGATCCAGGCCTGGTACCAGCAGCAGCACCTGATCGTGGAGCTGCAGCGCAAGGCGGCCAACCTGCAGGTGGAACTTGCGCTGAAGGGGGCGCCGCCGTTGGGTGAGCCGACGGGTGAGCATCACCGGTGGGCGCGGGAGCTGGGGAGGCGGCTGCCGTGATCAACACCCGCCAAGCGGGTCACTCATTCACCCAGTCCGAGCCAACGGATAGGACGGCTCCGCTGCTGCGGGGCGATGCAGGTTCAATTCCTGCCTGGGTGCTCACCAACTCCCCCCAGCAGCAGCGATCCGCAGCCGATCGCCGAGGCAGACCCAGTTCCGAGGAAATCCCCCAACCCTGCGCAGCGCCGGGGACGTGGGCTTCACCCTTTCAATCGGCACCAGCACCAGCTGATCAGGCCGCTCGCGGCGCCGCCTGCTCCGATCCTTCGGCTCCACCGTCCCCCGTTCCACCGCCACCAGAACCAGCTGCACCGACTGCGACGCCAGTGCCGCCTGCAGCCGCTCCAGTCGCACCTCCAAAGCCCGTGTGCTCAGGCCTTCCTGCTGGGCCAGCTCAGGCCGCGGCACCTCCACCCCGTCGAGGCCCCAGGCCAGGGACAACAACCTGCGATCCTGCGGCGCCAACCTGGCGATCAGGCCACGCAGCTGCTCCGCCTGGCGCCAGCGTTCGCGCTGCTCCTCTTCATCCTCTGGCGTGCGGTCGTAGGTGGCGCACAGGCTGCCCAGCTCTAGCCCGTCATCCGTCACCACCTGGTCAAGGCTGGCGACCGATCGGCCGTTCTCAACCACCTGCTCCAGCACCTTCACGCTGACGCCCAGCTCTGCGGCGATCTCCGCCTGCGTTGGCGTGCGGTTTAGCTCCAGCTCCAGCCGGCTGGTGATGGCCTGCAGCTTCGCTAGATGCTGGCAGTGGCTGCCGGGGATGGCGATCGCCCTGCTGTACTGGTCAATGTGCCGGTTCACCCCCTGCCGGATCCACCACCAGGCATACGTGCTGAATCTGTAGCCCTTAGCGGGATCGAACCGCTCTGCTGCCGTCAGCAAGGCCATGTTCCCGGCCTGGATCAGATCCTCGCGATCCTGCCCGGCGAACAGGCGGCTGCGGCGGGAGATGTACGCCACCACCAGCCGCAGATTCGCTGAGACGAAGCGATCCCGCGCCCGCATGCCCCGGCGCCGGATGCCTGGCGGGCACTCGCCGGGATGGGTCTGCCATTGCTGGATGGCCGTGCCGAGTTCGATTTCCTCGGCTGGCGTGAGCAGGGGTATGCGCCCGATCGAGTCGAGCCACCAGGACTGGTTGGAGCTGGCTGGCACCGGGTCGAGTGTGACGATTTGCCCCCATCATAGGGTGCGAAAGGGGTTCCGATCCGGTATGGTGTGTGGGCGTTCACCACTCGCTACGCCATGCCACAGGAATGGATCACAGACCGTCTGCCGACAGAGGCGGATGGGGATTGTGACGGGGATGTGCGGATGGTTCCAGCCCCGCACGCGGACCCTGATGATTACCTGCTAGTCCACTGGAGCTACGTGGGCGATGCCGTTCCGTGGCAGCACACCAGCTGCTGGAAGCCGCCCGCCAACCCCATCCCCACCGAGCCCTTGCTGACGTTTCGTCAGCGCGTCACCGCGCTGGAGCGGCGGGTGGCGGAGCTGGAGGCGTTCAAGAAGGCGCTAATGCAGCCATCCGTCCGCTACTACCTGGGGAATTGACCATGACCACCACCCTCTACGCCCTAACCGGCGACGCTCTCAGGCTCCAAAACCAGATCGACGAGGCCGCCGCCGATCTGTTCTCTGATGACCCCGCAGTGGTGGCCGCGGCCACTGCCACGCTGGAAGGCCTGATCTCGGCCGAGGCCGACAACAAACAGGCCATCCTCTCCAAGGCCGACGCCTGGTGCTGGGTGATTGACTCGCTCAGGGCCCGGCACGCTGCCCGCAAGGCTCGCGCTCAGGCGCTGGCAGAGCTGGCCGCTGCTGATGAGCAGCAGGCGGATGCGCTGCAGGATCGGTTGGTCCAGGCGCTGCAGAAGGCCATCCCTGATGAGACCTCCTACCAGCTGCCTGAGCACAAGCTGGCCAGCCGGAAAACCACGGTTGTGGTGGTGGACTGCGAGCCGGAGGACCTGCCGGAGATGTTCCAGCGGATCAAGATCGAGGCCGACAAGACCGCGATCAAGGACGCAATCAAGACCGCTTTGGTCGCAGCGGTGAAGGCTGCGCCGGATGAAGAGGCCAAGGCCAAGGCCTACGCAGCCGCCGTGGTGGGGACCGTGCCCGGCTGCTTCCTGATGGAGCGACGGAGCTGGAGTATCAAATGAGCACCCCCCTGGAATGCCCCGGCGCCCTCTCCGACCTGATCCTTCAGGCCGCCCGCCAGGCGCTGCCAACTAACCCGCAGCAGCTGATCCGCCTCCCCGACTGCGGCGAGCGCAACCGCCCCCTCATGCCCCTATTGGTGGGGCTGATCGATGCGGCAAAGGTCACGGCCACCGCCATCAACGACAACGCCTGGGACTCAGGGCAGGCCGTGCCAAAGGATCTGACGGTCGATCTGGTCGCCGAGCTGGAAGCCATCCGCTTGCATATCCTCGCCGCCAATGATGCTTTCTAAACCATGTCCACACTCACCGGAATCACCCACAGAATTACCTACCGGAGACTCACTGATGACACGATCCACAAACTTGAATGGACCTGCCCCAAGGGGTGGAGTCGTACTGCCGTTCGAGAGGCCTTCTACGCTCAGTTCCCCGGCGCCGAAATCATCGAAATCACGGAGGCCCCATGCTCCATCTGATCACCGCCTGGCTGCTCAGCTCCGTCAGGGCCAGGCCCGCCGCGCTCAGGCTGCTGCCCAGGCCGCTGCCGGTCGCCGAGCCGTGATTGCCGCCGCGCTGGCCCTGTTGGGCATGGTGGCTGGCGCCGTGGTGCTGGTGCAGGAGGTGGGGATTCAGGCTCAGGAGGTGCGCCGTGGCTGATCATCCTGTGAAGGTGTCAGAAGATCTAGTGAGCCAGTGGTGGGAAGAAGCCGTTGAGGCCAGGTCTGAATATTGGCCTGCGCATGTCGCCGACCGCGCCGCCCAGTGGGGCGCGGATCAGGAACTAGAGGCGTGCTGTGAGTGGGTAGAAGCCAGAGGATATTCCCGCCTTGCTGCTGACGGACTCCGCGCCACTCGCCGCCCCAAGCCGCCGACGCTGGCAGAGCAGGGGCTGGAAGCGCTGCGGTCAACACCCTGCACTGAGCAGCGCCACTACGACGCAATGTTCGCCGCCCTCACCCGTCTCGCCGAACTGGAGGCCCAGCAATGAAACTCAGATTCCCCCCGACCCGTTACCGCGTGGTGCGGGATTCCCACCTCGGCTACGAGGCGCAGTTTCGCCCGTGGTGGTCTCCGTTTTGGTGGCAATGTAATGGCGTAAACACTAACATAAGCATTAGGCAAGCGCGTCAAGTTTGTGTTAATCATGCAAGCGGCCGTGGTGCTGCAGTTGTCGCCCAATTCTCCACCCGCGAACTGGAGGCCCAGCACAACAGCACCTCTTCTGACTGGGATGGCATAGTGCGATGCGCTGACGACATTGAGCCTCGATTGAGGTTGCTACTGGGTCGGATGGCGCAGGACCAGCAAGAGGTAAACGACCTTTGCGAACTCAGCAGCCGCATCGCCGAAGGCGATCAGGCGGCAGACTCCCATGACTGGGATGGCATAGTGCAATGCGCTGATGACATTGAGTCTCGATTGAGGGTGCTACGGGGTCGGATAAAGCAGAACCAGCAAGAGGTAAACGACCTTAGATACCGGTACGAACTCAGCAGCCGCCTCGCCGAACTGGAGGCCCAGCAATGACCTTCCTCCCCGACGACGACGCCTGCCAGTCCGCTGGCGAGGGCATCACCCGGACCAGCGAGCCGGGCGCCAAGTTCTGGCCGGTGCAAATCCACTGGCCCGGCTGCCGGCCGATGCGCTGCACCATTCGCGCCACCTGCAAACAACAGGCGTACCAGTTCGCCGAACGGCGACACCCTGACGCCAGCTCGATTGAAATCCTGTCTCGGAGATCCACACCATGGCTCTAACCGCCACCCGTACCGCCAACCCCTGGCGATTCAGCCCAGGGGATCACGTCTACATCGCCGGTCACCCCCAAGAGCCCGCCATCATCACCAGCAGGGTCCAGCGTAGCCGCGCCAACTGGCCGCACTACTACCTAGTGGATGCCGATGGTCACGAATGGCTTGTGCCGCAGATTCACTTAAGCATCTCACCGATTCAGGCATGATTATTTCTGACTGGCAAATCGCCGAGCGCTGCAGGGCCGGCATGGTGGTCGGCCACGACTCCGAGTTGATCAACCCGGCGTCGCTCGATGTGCGGCTAGGGGATACCCTGCTGATCGAATCGGCGCAGTCGCCAAAGCTGGTGCCGTACCCGCTGCACCGGCACAGCCAGAATGATCCCTATGAGTTGCGGCCGGGGCAGTTTGTCCTGGCCCAGACGGTGGAAGTGTTCAACCTGCCGGATGACATCGCCGCGCAATTCATGTTGAAGTCAAGCCGGGCCCGTGAAGGCTTGGAGCACCTGATGGCGGGATACTGTGACCCCGGCTGGCATGGATCTGTACTCACCCTGGAGCTGCACAACTCCCGCCAGCTGTGGCCCGTGTGGTTGTGGCCGGGAATGAAGATCGGGCAGATCGTGTTCCATCTGATGGCTGAGCGGCCGATCAACAGCTACGCCGTGACTGGCCGCTACAACGGCGACACCACTGTTCACGCCAGCAAGGGCTGATGCTCCCCTGCCAGTGGTGCAACGGGACCACCCGCGTGGTGGACACTAGGTTGATCTCCCAGGGCCAGCGCCGCTGGCTGCGGTGCCAAGACTGCGGCCAGCTCACCCGATCAATCGAAACCTATGAAAGCGGCCGCCGGATTCCGGGGCCGCTTCCTGGTGTCAGGCGCCGGCGGCCGGCCCGCCAAGGGGCCAGCAACGGGCGATCGGTGCTCACCGATGCCGACATTCGCCGGCTCAGGGAGCAGGCCGCGGCAGGGACGCCCAGGGCCGTGCTGGCTAAGCGGTATGGGGTGACGCCCAACCACATCACTCGAATCGTGCGGCGGCGGGCCTGGCGGCACGTAGCCTGAGCCATGGAGCACCTCTTCACTACCGAACTGGTCATCCGCGACGGGATCCCCGTTTGGCTGATCCAGGGGTGGGGAGTCGAGGCTGTCAGTGCCAGCCGTCACGCGGCGCTGCGGTCGTTTCGCTGGAAATGCCAACGACGCGGACTGCAGCTCCCAGCAGGGAGTGAGCAGCCGCGGCGCGGGCCTTCGGAGTGTGATGAGCCGGGGGTGTGATCAGCGCCAGTAAGTGACGCCATCATTGCAGCGCCAGCCGATCCTGTCAGGGTTGCCTTTCATCTCCCCAACCTTGACGCAGTCATGGGTAGCAGCAAACTGCACCCATTCTCTTTCTTTTAGAACCCCTCCAATTACGGCGAGTGAAAAACCCCCAACTACAAGGATTGCACACAATGAAACGATGCAAAAGTCAGAAAACTCAGACTTGGACATAGCGGTTTAGAGCGAGTGGATAGAATGAACAGAACAGCACTAAGATCATGCCCAAAGGCGGCAAGCCCTACGGAACCGGCAAGGGCGGCGGGAAGAAGAAGCGCGGCGACTGGGAGATCTGATCAGCCCTGCCGCCCACGACGGCGCCGAGCTCTGCGCTTGCGTCCGATGCTGGGATCAGGCGTAACAACGAAACAGGTTGCCTCCCATCGGGGTGACGGCGACGAATAGGCATTGCGGATCTGCTGTGCTCCGATGCTGGCCATCAGTCCTGCGAATGGACTGGCAGGCAGTGGGCACGGGTGCGCTGCGAGATCCATCACCACTCCCCCTCCCGCCACACCCTGAGCACTCTGGCGCCAGGACCAGCCAGCTCTAGGGCAGATGCGATGGCCTGGGCCTGGCTGACGGCGTAGAGCTCGATGGGGCCGGTGGTTAGCTGGACGTGGTAGAGGCGGGGCATTACTGGGCCTCCAGTTCGGTGGCGATGGCGAGGAGTTCGGAGCGGACCTTGCGGCGGTTTGCTGCCCGATCGGTTCGAGCAGCCGTGTGTGGCACGACCTGATCCGCAGCAGCGCGGAGGGCGGCGGCGATGCAGACTTCCTGCCAGTTGTCCTCCAGGGGACAAAGCTCGTAGCGATCGTCGAACGCGGCCACGATGGCTTGGGCCGCTGGGGAGAGGTCAGCCATGGTTGGCCTCCTGCCGCAGCACCTTGGCCGCCTGCGCATACTCGCCGGAGCCGTGGAGGGCGAACCGGTCGAGCCAGGTGGCGACCTCACAGATTGCGTCACGCGCTTCTGGGTGCCATTTATCGGGCTCGTCGCCTTCGCTGATCGCATTGGCCACCCTCTCCACCAACCCCCCAGGCTGGGCCTCGGCGCTGGCGGCGCGGAGTACGGTTATGGCGGGATCGGGAGTCGGATCGGCAGCATCCAACGCAATCAGGCGGTCGAGCTTGTCTTGCACGATGTTCATCTGAATTCGTTCGCCCGTCTCTAAGACGCGGAACGCTGGGGCGGCCTCTAGGGCTTCGATGCGTTGGTTCTGCTCTGTGCTGCATACAACAAGATCGTTTCGGGCTATGCACAGAGCCCGGAGGGTGTCGTTGAGTTCGAGCATGCAGGAGTGGGTCGCGCTGCCATCGGCGGCTTCGGATGCGACGAGGGCCCACTGCTCAGGCGTGGCGCGGTGCTGGTCGGTCATGGCGTGTCTCCGTGGTGGGGTGAGCGATCAAGCAGCCAACATCCGCCGAACCGTGGTGCGTGAACACCCCAGTCGATCAGCGATGCGCTGCTGTGTCCAGCCATCGCGGCGCCAGCGGCGGGCGCGTTGCTGGCGGGATTCCGTCAGCCACAACAGGAACAGCGCGGGCAATAACAGCAGCACCAAGAAGGTGCAGAAAATCGTGGTCATGGCAAGCAATGGCGAGTGGCGGGCCTGTGCCCGTAGCAAAATCATACCGCAGCGGTTCCGGTTCCGCACCCCTCGGTCAGTAGTGAAACCAATCCACCACCGACTCCAGGCGACTGGCCCAGCTGTGCCGGCGGATGATCTCGACAACCTCTTCGGCGCTCATCACGTCCGGCGAATTCAGCGCCTTGCGGACGTTCTTCGTAAAGCCGCCCTGACTGCGCGTCACTTTCAGCTGCGGCAGATCCTCCGGCAGGTTGGGGATGTCGGTGCTGATGATCGGGATCCCCAGCGTGGCGTACACCCAGCATTTCAGCGGGTTCATCGCCGCCGTGAGATTCGTTTTCAGGTGCGGGATGATCGCCACGTCAAACGTCGCCAGGTAGGTGCGCAGCTCGTCATAGGGCACTGGGCCCACGTAGCGAATGTTCCGCCGCTGTGGCAGCTGGGTGGCCACGTGCGTGCTGCCGATCAGCAGCACTAGGTCGTCAGGGTTTTTGGCTGCTACGTGCTCCACCAATGGCCAGTCCAGTTTCGACTCCAGGTTTCCGGCATAGCCGATGATCCCCCGGAAATTGCCGGGCGCTACCAACTGCTCCCGCAGGTCAGCCACCTCTGCCGCGTCCGGTGCGCCGGTGAAATCCACGCCATTGGCCACTACCTGCGCCTTCGTGGGGCTGAGTCTGCCGATGCTCTGCAGCGTGTGCCGGCAGTTGTAAAGGCCCATGTCGGCCAGATCAAGGATGGCGCGGTAGTGCTCCGTGAGCTCTGTTTTCCGCTCGGCGGATGTGTTGGGCCATGCCCTGTGATCGTCTACCACGTCGCCTATCACGTAGTCCGTGGGCAGGGCTGCGGCGATCCGCTCGGCGTGCCGATAGTACGGATAGACCCAGAGCCCCACCTTGGCGCCGGGGAAGCGCGCTAGGGCCTGCTCCACCAGCCCTTGGCAGTACCGCTCGATGAAGTCGCCCTGTTCAGCCACGCTGAGCCCTGCAGGCATCACTGGCGTGCGGATGGCAAGCTTGCCTCTGTCCAGCAGCCCGACCCTTTTCCGCTGCGCGTAACGGTGCAACAGCCGGTGATGCCGGTTCTGGCTTTGCTCCAGCTTGCGCAGGTCCAGCGTGCTAAGCGGTTTCTCCACCAACAGCACCTGGTCCACGTCATTCCGGCTGGCCAGGTACTTTGCCACCATGTCCACCCGCCTGCCAAACACCCCAGCGTCGTTCTGTTTCCAGAGCATCAAGATGATCCGCCGACCAGGCTCAGGTAGCCCGATCAATGATCTGGCGGCGTAACTGATCGCTCGGCGGCTGGGCTGGGACAGGAGGTGGCGCATGGTGGTAGCTCCAGAGGCATAGGACAGGTGCTGGTGCGCGAGGCGCTGATTCACCTCCCGATCGGCAGCGCTCAGTGGCTGCAGCTGGCGGATCGCGTCGGGCAGTTCGGCGGGCGACTCCACAAACGAAATCCCCCGAAACCCCCAGTCCGCCAGCATCTGCAGCGGCGGGGTAGGTGTGGCGATCAGCCTGATGCCGGCCGCCAGCGCGTCGCACGCTTTGGCCGGCAGCTGATACCGGCTGGCCTCGCGGGACTGATCCTGCAGCAGCACCGCCGCATCAGCTAGCGCGAGGCAGGCGGGCATAGCCGCGAATGCCACGCTGTCGATCATTGCGGCCTGATCGCCGGCTGCGCGGGTGATGTCGTTCACAATCCCTTGGTCGGGAATGCGGCCGATGAATGCCGCGCCAGCACCTGGCACCTGGGCCACGGCCTGAGCGATGACGTCGAGGCCCTTGTGCCGCTGCGGCGTGCCTAGGAACATCACCAGCGGGGTGCAGCGGCGGCGGATCTCCAGCAGCTCAGTGGGCGGCTCAGCCTGCGGCGATTGAAACGCATCCAGGTCGCGCAGGTGGGCGATGATCTCCCCGCCGTGCAGTGCCTGCAGCTCGGTGTTGCAGGTGATGATGTGATCAGCGGCCTTGGTGAGCTGCTGTGCCGCCAGCGTCCAAAACGGCGAGTAGGGGGCCTCGCCAAGCCGTTCGGGGAACTGCTGCTGCAGCGCCAGCGGCGAGAGCGGGGCATCGTTCGGATCAATGAACGCCAACTCGTGATCATCGATGTCAACGATCAGCCGGGCGCCGTTGCGCTCAGCGATGGCAATGCCCAGCAGCACTGACGGCAGCCGGGCTTTGCAGGCGATCACCACGTCTGCATCGGTGGCCGCGGCGACGCGGCGGCAGCGATGAATCAGCGCCGCGACGGTTTTGGGCTCAGGGATCACAGTGATCGGCTCACCTCGCAACGGCGCCCACACCTCACGGCCTAGGTGGGAGAACCCGAAGGCGATCAGCTGGACCTCAGAGAATGCCAGCGCGGCGGCACGGGCGATCAGATGGGCCCGGCCGATGCAGTTGTGGTGGGCGTCCCACCCAATGACGATGCAGCGAGTCATGGCGTTGGGGTGGGTAGTGGCAGGGCGTGGGGGGGGAGCAGCCAGCCGCCGTAGACCATTGCTGGGTTGGCCATCTGCCAGTAGGGCGGGCCGTCTGGTGGGCACCACCAGCATTCGCCATCAAGATCACGCCACCCTTTCTCGCGCTCCCAAGGCCGCTCAGCCACGGGCACCGGCTCGGTGGTGGGGCGGGCGAAGTGGGTGAGGATGGCGCCACATAGATCGGCAACATCTTCGGCGCAGACATTGCCGATCAGTCGCGCAGTAGGTTCCCAGCCGAAAGCGCACTCTCGAACCGCCGTTGCAATGGATGCGATTCGCTCCGTCACCCCCTCCGGCTCGGGTTCGCCAACACCGAAATAGGGGCAGGCTGGATCACCGAATCGACCGCAATCGTCCACGTTTGCCGGGGCGATACCGCACATAGGACACTCCCGAACTTGAACGGGCTTTCCGTCGCCAAGGTTCCGCCAATGAAACAGCCCATCCCCCTCCGGCTCGGGCTGGGCCAGGGCGGCGCGGGCGCGGTTTACAGCGGCCTGAAACCTTAGGCCATCATTGGTGTCGATTACATCGTTTTCAACTGCCCCTAGCAATCGTTGCAGTTCGGCGCGGTAATCAGTGCTCATCGTTCATCTCCAGTGTGTGTGAATCCATCCAGCCAGTCCGCCACTGAACTGGACCCGCCGTGGCGCTCCCTCAGCACCTGCCCCAGCTCACCGGCGACGCTGCGGGCGACACCAGAGCACATCTCGCACGGCTTAGAGCACCGCGCCGGCATGGGGCAGGCGGCCAGGGATAGCCGGATGGAGGGTGTTGGTGGGCGCCGGGCCTGATCGCTGGTGACAGGCGCGGTGGCAATGCGGGCCATGGCCTGCTGGGTGGGGGTGGTGTAGGTGATCATCGTGATGGGGTGGGGTTGTGGATCCGGTCGTTCACGATCCGCCGCAGCAGATCGTTCATCCCCTCGCCAGGCCGGAGCTGGCGGCGGAGCGCCTCGACCTCGGGGAGGGTGAGGCAGATGGTTAGGCGGCGGGTTTCCATTAGGCGGTCTCTAGGTCGAAGAGGGATGACTGATCGCCGGGCTGATCCGGCTCGCCGGCCAGCTCCAGGTTCCGCACTGCCTGCCGGTAGTAGCTGGGCTTCAGCTCGATGCCGACGCCACGGCGGCCAGCTTGCACCGCCCCGTAGACCTCGCTGCCGACGCCCATGAAGGGGGTCAGCACGGTCTCGCCGGGGTTGCTCCACATCACCACGGCTCGGTCAATCACGTCCAGCTGAAGCGGGTGCACGTGCTTCTCGTCTTCGCCATCCCTAGCGCTGCGGAACTGCAGCACGTTGTCAATCCTGATGTCATCCCAAACGCTGGAGGCGTACTGCCGCCAAATCCATTGGCTGTACTGATTTTTTTTCTGATCTCCCTTCATACCTTTGTACCCGTTCAGGTCAGCTGGGACAGTTCGCTCGCCGCTGTAGTGCAGCAGGCCTACTTCGTGAGTCACTGGAACCGGATTCTCGCCCTTGCGGCGGAACATCAGCAGGTAGTCAGCGTTAGCGATGCTGTTGCGCGTGGAGTCCTCGCACAGTGTCTTGTGATGCAAGCTCTTCATCATGGTGCGATTGCGTACCAGCAGCGGCTCCTTCCAGATCACCCGCCGGCCGCCATAAGCAAATCCTCGGGCTTCGTGCTCGCGGATGATCCGGCCAGGCAGATCAAACATGGCATCGCATCCGGCATTGCTTAGCGGAATGTCCATGCAATGAACCGCTGAGATCCTGCCCGGCATTGTGATCCGGGAGATTTCGTCAATGCAAAATCCGTAATGAGCGAAAAACTCGTCATAGTTCAGGCAGTTGGACATATCCCGATCGTCGCTGCTGTACTGATACAGCCCGGCAAAGGGCGGAGAGTAGACGGTGAGGTGTACCGATTCATCTGGCAGGCCTTGCATTACTTCAATGCAGTCGCCGTTGTAGATGGCGTAGTTGTCTGTGATGAGCTGATCCTTTACAGCCATTGCGGGAGCCTCGGTGTAGTGGTGTAGAGATTGGTGCGCTTGATCGTGGTGGCGTTGTTCATCTGCGCCACCAGTTCCTCAAACATGGCGGACGCTCGCTCAGCCTTGCCGCGCATGTTTGCCAGCACTCTGGCCTCGCCCTCGGTGGCGATCACGTCAAGGTGGACCGTGCTCTGCTGGCCAAAGCGCCAGCAGCGGCGAACTGATTGGTAGTACTGCTCATAGCTGTGACTGGCGAACGTCACCA